GTCGTCAACCGCCTGACTAAGGCAGGGAGCCTCTTGACATCCACAAGTTCCATGTTGTCTGTTCGAGCAATGCCTTCGGTTTCACGGACAGCTACCTCCGTGAAACCTAGAGCAAACCTCGGGAATCGAACCCGACAACCAAAAGGCTGTGCCAACAGGATTGCAAGTCAGCCCCAAAAAACAAATGGCGCAGCCATATAGGCGACACCGGATGGGACCGGCACAAGAAACGAGGATGAACAAAATCTCACGGACAATCCAAAAACACACACTATATTCCGGGATTCATCCACCCTCAAAGGGTCCCCAGCCGGATTCGAACCGGCAACTCACCACGCATAGGCAAGAGAGCCAGAAACCCATGCGCGACTAACACTCCCACAAGAGCGATAGGAACCATGTGCGAGATCAAACGGCGGTACCAACAAGCCTCTCGCATTGGACTTGAAACCGAATCGCACCTTACCTAGGAAGATGCCATCTGCGGACAGTGAGAGATTCGAACTCCCGGACCCGTTAGAGTCGGTCGCTTTCGAGGCGACTACCTTAAACCAGACTCAGCCAACTGTCCCTAGCGGTGCTCCTTATGAACACAAACGTCCCAACGGTCGGAATCCTTAACCAAGAGACAAGGAGCACCACCGAACCGCTTGCCGGAATGACACCCACAATGACGCCATGCGTCCTCCAAAATTCATTCCGACATGCGACAGCATACTCATACCTAACGTTGCATCAACGTTGCAATGGAAACGGCGTAGAATACGGCGTGTCGCGTGGTATGCTGAAGACGATTTCAATGTGGATGCAACATTGTCGTTGTCATGTCACGTTTCATGCGCGGACTTTTTCAGACGGCGCGCACTATTTCTACCATTGACCCGACGGCCCTGACAGGCATACCCGGAAGACCCTCCCCCAGCCCCGGTTAGAACGTTCGTTCGATGGCACAAATGTTCGTTCGTACAGTTGTACGCATGCGCGTTATTGTGTCGTACACCTTATTATTTATATCTATCTTGCTCAATATTTTTTGTCCGTATTTTGGTATCTTGCTTGACTTTATTTTTTCTTGTGCTACTCAGACTCTTTTTTTGTTTCGTTTACCCCCTAACAACGTTGCAACACGCCGATAGAACGGCGCTGTTCCAACGTTTCGCCGTGGTCTGTTTTCTTAATTTGATTACACCATTATTGGTGTGTATAGTGATAACCAACAACCGGTTAGGCAGTCAGCCTAGCAAGGTTGGTGTGACACTCTAGACCACACCACTCGCAACCGGTTGGGAGCAACCGGCAGATGAAGCCGTGGCGGTTAGGTGCCTAGGCACCGCATAGCCTAGCCTGAAACGGTTAGGGGGGGCGTATCGAGTGTATGCGCCGGAAAACCGCCATGAGTGGAACGTTGGTCACTGTGCTGAGGTGCAGTGTCCAGTCTGTGAGTGTTGCGAGTGTTTGAAAACTGAAGAGTGTTACCGAAGGCCGGTAGTTTGAGCTTCACCCCCTTTTGGGGGTTAGGTGGCGGCGTTTTTCGGGGTGTGTGCATAATGTCCACTATGTGGACGTGGCCGATAGTGTCGGTTTTGCCTAGGCAATGCGCGTGAACTCGATTGACAATGTTGAGCGCGAGAACTCGTAAGGGGGTACCGCCGACGTTTGGCGTAGTGTGAGAGACTACCGCCAATGAGGATAGGCCGATAGATAGGTGGCAATGTCAATGTTTACCATGCGTGAGCGTGGTTGGCGGCATTGACTGTAAACCACGGCATAACGGGTTGCGAGGGTAGACATGCTGTAGCGCCCGTCAATTGCTTTATGGGCGGTTGACCACAAACGTCTTACGTTTGGGGGTTATGCGGACATTAAAAGTCTATAGGGGGTACGTATGCGCCCCTGCGCCACTTTGCGGGTGGTGTTAGCCAAAAAAACAAATCTTCACGGGCGTAATCCGTAAGGGTTGCGCCCTCTCGCCACTGTTTAGACCATGAGGGGGTGCGATACCCTCTAGTGGCACGCAATTAACCAATCAACACTAGACCTTAAGGGGGTTTATTATGGATACCAACGAAGAAATGGCTGTAAAAATCGTTCGCGACTGTCTCACTACGGCGCGTGAGTCCCTACCGTCTTACGTATCACGCCTTTGGGTGCGTGAAATGCCGGAGCTTGAATTTGTAGGCACCTCGGCGGCGGAATCTGTGGTACGTCATGCGCTTATTGCGGCGTTTCGCGTTGCGGCAATGCGGTCCACGTATGTCGATCTTGCAAGCGACTTCGCGCCTGATGTTCGGATTACGCGCGTTCGCGCCAGTTGCCGTCGTGTCTCCGTCTACTGTGAGACGAATACCGGATATGTCTACAAGGTGGTGTGTGTGCCATTGTGGGATACCACTGTTTCCGGTTCGCTGCCGCCATGCCCTATGACTAAGGCCCTTATGGCTAAGGTTGGCACGTGTGCTTTTGGGGATGCCGGTTGGAATACGGTCATGTGTGATTATGTCAATCTCGTTTGACTTGTGTAGTCAACAATACAATAAGATTAAATAAAGGGGGAGCTATGTCTGATTATGACAATCTCGTGCAATGGTGCAAGGATATGCGTTCTACGCAGATTGCGCGGCGTAATCGTGCGTGGAATTTCCAGCACGCTCATGGCATTGAGCCGTGTGATGTCGCTTGGAATGCCGACGCCATAAGGTGGGTTGACGGCGTGGTGTATGTGGTCAGCCGCAATGTCAAGCGCAACGGCGAGCTGGGCGAGCGTTACGCCGTGGTCACGGCTGAGCAGTGGCTTGACATGCATCGGGTTCCGGGCGATGAGTCATGCGTCGCACGGCTTGAATCCTACATGACGCGAAACTAATTGTAGTCAACAATACAAGTGAGGTGTTTATTATGACTGGGAAGATCGAACTATCTGTGGACATCAGCGTGGAATGGCGGCGCAGTGCGATGTGGGGAATGTGCCCTACCGCTGTCGTTGGCGCACTACTGGCCGAGGATGGCGTTACTGTCAGGCGTGACCGTGGTTCCGGCCATGCGTCCGGCTGTGGGTATGACAAACTCTCTGCGGCGGTGGATGAAGCCATGCGTGAGTTGCCGTTGTGGCAGACGTTTCTCATGTGGCGTGGATTCAAGCACACGTATGCGTCGATTCCATACAACGGTTCCGATAGAACGCTATATGGGCTGAAGCGTTGCGATTACGGCTGGGAGATGAACGCGAACGCGTGCGGCATGGGAACGATCATCGACATTTTCACGGCGAACGGGTTCACCATGACGTCGCATAGTGGCGATGCCTACGATTTTTACCATTTCGAGCGCGTGGTGCCGCGTTCGTTCCTGAAACTCATCTGACTTTGCAGCCCTCTGTGGGCTATGGCGCGGCTCTAGTGAGTTCTGGTAGGGTGCGACTCCCTATCCGCGCACTATGCCGTCATGTGGCGGCGGAACAACATTCTCTATGAAAGTGGGTAATCATGTCTGGGTTTAATTCCGTTGATGATTTTTACGACGTCATGGCGGGGCGTCATGGTTTGCATGAGTCTGAACCGGACGGCGGCACGTTGGAGTTGTATTCATACAATGGTGCCGAGTTCCCGGACGGTTTGGACGGTTCCAGTCTTGACGTTATCACAACGCCGTCGCCTGAGTTCCTTGCGTACATGCGTGGGAATGATAGTCCGGTGCCGCCGTCCGGGTACAAGGATATGGCCGACGAGATTAAGGGCATATGGGACGTGTACAACCACGGTTCCGCCGAAGCCGACTGGGGACGGTTGGCTGACTTGTATGACGCGCACAATCTAAGCCTGAGTGTCATTGCCGATTACGAGTTTATGGATTGGCCTGAGACGTTAGGCGACATACTGAACGGCAAAGGGGCGGATTGCTGGAATCTCGACGGTATGGTGTGGCACCTGTACAGCCATGAGGAATGTACTATCGATGATTCTCTGGGCGCATGGCCCAGCGTTGACGACTTGCTGGAATTCATATCTTCCGATGACGTTGAGACGTGCGCCTATGCGCAGCAGTTTGTCGAATGCATGGATTCGGGCGACTATGTGGCCGCGTGCAGGGCGCTTAAGGCTCTCGACTTGGAACTGTGGTATTCAAACCTGTCTCTGACGTTGTCTCGCTGAAAATCAATCAATCTGAAAGTGAGGAAAAAGAAATGTATGTGCATTGGATTCGCAAGGATACGGCTGAGGACGCCGACTTGTACGAGGAACTGCGTGACGCGTGGGACGGTATCGACTACGCTGGTCTGCCGTCGTTCGATGACGTGCTGCCGGACATTCTGGAATGGGTGCGGGGTATCCGCGTGGCCGACACTGTGTTCAACGATTACACGTATCGGGCTTCGCGGCTGCTGTACTTCGATAACGCGCTGGATGAAAGCAATATCGAGACTGCCGTGCGGTGGCTGTCCGATTACGGTTATGTGCCGCGCGCGTTCTGCGGTGTCGGCTATGCGATTGAGTTGACGGACGGGTATGGCGGACTGTCGGATCAGGCCGTCGTCCAATATGCGATAGACATGATTATCAAGGACGGGCGCTACTACCCTGTGTTGGATGAATCCGATTACGAGCGGCGTGAGGACGCGTGGCTGCGGGATTACTTCGATGGTGAGGTGTCTGACGTCATGTTGGGTGGAGCTGACCGTGATGCCGTGTTTGAGGCGTGGCGGGATGATGCCGACCCGGTTTCTGGCGACATGTATTTCGACGTGGAAAAGCTTCCTGGTTATATCGAGACCGCCAAGGGAGGTAAGCGGAATGCGTAAGGGCGTGAAGCTGGCTGGACTGCTGGCCGTAGGTGTGGCGGCGTTCGCCGTGGCGTGTTCGCCGGTGTGCAATCCCGTGCCGGTGGCTGACCCTCATGGGACGCCTGAACAGCAATGGAATTGGTGGCGTGAGACGTATGCGACGGCTGACTATGGTCAGGCCGACTTGGCTGGCTACACGTCGCTGTCGGATATCCCCCAGTGCGGCATGGAAGACGGCAGTACGGATGGCGGCTATGAGCGCATATGCGAGTGGCGTGCCGTGTCCGTTGGCAATCGCATGGGCGAGTCTTACGTGCTGGTTGACGGCAGCAAGGTGCTGTCGTGGGGCGGCACAGGGAAATGAAAGTGCCGGTCTCAGGTAGGACTGCGACCGGCCATGCAATCAATATTCACCTCTAATTGCAAAGGAAAGTATATCATGTCGTTTTCATTGTTTGATAATGGCGAGTTTGAATTGGATTCGAGGTTCAGCCCGCAGCAGTCGTTTTACAATAAGGCGTCCGTCATTGTCTCCACTGATGGAAGGGGTGGCGTGACGGCTACGTTGCGTTCATATCTCACGTCGATTGTCACCGTGCATTCCACAGCGGACGGTGACGTTGATTCTATCCGGTGGCTTAATGGAGACCCGGCTGATTGGTCTAACACGACGTGGCGTCATATCCGTGAGTTCTTCAAGCAGGCTGGACTTAAGGCCGATAGTAAGGCTCAATGCTTGCGCGATTACGCGCGTGAGGTTGACTGACATGGCGTGCCTATGGACTGCGGAATATGTGGGTGGCGCAATCCGCGTGCGCCGTCACAGGTCTCAGGCCGATGCGGAGGCGTATCGGGATGCGGTTCTGCGTGCCGATGGCCGGTTTC